GGAAGCACCCCAAGGTAAACCGGGTATGCCAAGTGGATCAGTTGGTGCGGCACCTGGAAACGGAGAAATCCCACCACCACCAACAACGGCAAAATCAACACCAATGGATAGTCCCACACCAATGGATAGTCCTACACCAAGACCCACACCTACACCTACACCAAGACCTACACCTCAACCAAGACCGGGACCTACTAGTACTGATGATGTAACGGCACCTCCTTCAGGGGGAATGGATTTTGATTCTGAAGTCGCTTCGATAGAGAGAGAGTTGGGGGGTGGTGAAGAATCACCAGAAAAAGAAATACAATCTTTAACAGGTAAATTAGGACAAGCTTTACGTCAAGGAGAAACAGAACAGGTAGTCGATACTGAACTAACCAAATATGTTGTAAACTCAGTTTTCTCGGCGTTAAACTTAGGTGAACTAACTGATGAAGATAAATTAGAAATTATTAAAAAAGTTAAAAATGCTGGTACTGGTCAGGAGGAGTTGGGAACACCTGATATTCCAGAAATGCCGGTAGGGGGACCTGAGGAAGAAGAAGATGATACAGAAATGGAAATAGATGGATTAGATAGTGGGATGGGTGATGAAGAATTAGATCTTGATGATTTTGAAGAATTTGACCAAATGGAGGAAGACATGTTATACGGAGACGGTGAATCTGGTGGAGGTAATGATGACGCAATTGTTAACTCCCTTAGAAAATTTGTACAAAATACAGTAGATTCTTATATTGATACAAAACAAAATTAAAAAACCTTAAGTATGGAGTTTTTTCTTTGTTATATAAATAAGATGGGTGCCAACTACAAGGGGGAGAATTTATATGAGTTTATTTTCACTAATAAAAATGATTTAAGTCTAGTTGACGGAGAGTCTTGGGATAAGACACCATCTGATGGACATCCTTCCCCACCTCACTCAATATACGTCCACTCGGTCGGGTCTTTAACAACAAAAGAGATAACTCTAGAAGTAATCCAAGACTCTAACTATTTTGGGGTCTATGACGCCGTAGATAACATTATAGCGTTAGGTTGGGAAAAAATAGAGGACGATTTTGAAGGTATGGAAAATATAAAAAGATTGTCTTTTCACTACGGGGACTCAAGAAAATCCGTGGAAGATAAGTTATATAGTAGAGATATTGTACTTAATAACATTAACGAAGTTAAACTTAATATTAATAACTAAATGGGAATGCGTAAGTTAAATACTATAATTAATGAACAGGATGACCCTATCACTCCGTTAAAACAACAATACCAAGAATTGATAAAACAATTGGATGGTATTAAAAAACAATATCAGAATGCTTTAGAGACTAAGAGTTGGAACGATAAAATAGCCGCTAAAACAAAAGAGGTAGAAACACTAAATAACGCATTGTCAGACTTAACAGCATCATAAGATATGAAAGAAGAAGATAAGCAAAATACACAAGGATCTAAAGGTGTTAATCCTGAAATAGAAAAACAAAAAGCTGTTTGGCAAAAACGTATTGAAAGTAAGACTAGGGAGGTACAGAATTGGTCAACAAAATTAGCTAGACTTAATTCGGCTCAACAAATGGCCGAATCAATTATGAGTGGTTTACAGGGTGGATATGCGGATGTGGAAGATGGTGATAGTAGTGGATATACCTTCCAAAGTAAAGGACCTTTAGGGTCACAACCACAACTAGATGATGAAGGATTTGATACTTTTTATGGGGATTCAGATTCTCATTGGGGTTCCTTTGATTTCGATAGTGATGGTCCTGAATTAGGTGAAGACCCGGAAACTCTAGGGGAGGAAAAGTATAAAGTAAATTACAGTAAAACTTTAGAAGAAAAATTTACTAGTAAAGCTCAACAAAAATATCTTTATGCAACAAACCCAAAAGCGGCAAAAAAATTAGGTTCTAAAATGACTAAAAAGGACTACAAAAAATTACCAGAAAAAAAGAAAAAGAATAAGAAGAAAAGAGTTAAAGAATTACAAGTATGGGGGGTAAACTCTAATCCAGGATTTGGTTTAGGTCAGGTACCGAGAGATAGTATGACAGATTACCAAAGTAAAAGCTTTAACCCAACAAACATAGGACCTATGGAGAATATAAACCCTAAAATGAAAAAGAGTAAATTACTAGAATATATTTCAGAATTAACAACACGAAGTGGAAAAAATGGTAAGGTGTATAAAAAGAAAGATTTGACTAAGTCTTCGGCTCCTTATATTACGGAAGCCCCTATTGATTATGGGGATAGACCAGAAAGAATCAATCCTGATATTGAGCGACAGTTAGCAACTCAGGATACAGCCTTTGGTACGGACCACCCTGCTTTTCCAAAAGTGGGGGATGATGAGGTTTATAACAATTATGAAGAATTAATTGCTTCAAAAAGGTTTAAGGATGTTGTAGACACATTCAAAAGATATACTGGAGTTGAGGGGAACGCGACGGACATGCAAAACTTAATGGGGTTACAGGGTATGATGATGCAATCATTACAAAATACTTTACGAATTGAGTCTGCAAATAAAGAACAATTAGAAAATTTGGCTATTGATATCGTTACTAGGGATCTTAATGTTCCTGAAGGTTCTTTACAATTTGATGTTGAGATTACTGGAATGAAAAAATTAAGTAAGGACGACATGAAACAAAAACCTAAAGATAAAGAGGATTCTTTTGAAATGGAGGAAGACACATTAGAACACATGGAAGAGTTAGATCTTGAGGTGTCAAAACGAAGATTTATTAATTCTATGATGCAAGGATCCGCCAAAAAGGCTTTATATTTGTACCATATGGTCAGTGATGAACTTAATGCTATTGACCCAACCCTTATGAATCTTTATGGTGTAGTTATCTCAGCTAACGATTTAATGTACTGGATAATGCCAGACATGATGGGCGGTGGAGGTGGAGGAGAAGGAGCTCAGGTATTTGGTAAAGAAAAAATCGACTTATCTACAACACCACCTACGGTAGTTGCTAAAGGGATGACCTTTCCAGTTTTAGTACATGAATTACATAAGGGAGTTATGGAATACCTTTCATTACATGGTTTACCAGGGGACAAAGAACTTAGACAAAAGGTAATGGATAAAACTGACTTTTTAGAGGATGAAATGTGGGACTTAAGATTAGGACCAGGATTGTGGGAAAGATTTATTGACGCTATTGGTGCTGATGACTTTGACGTCAAGAACCATTTATATAGTGAAATTATCCAAATGCCAGCAAAACAATTCTTAGAATTTATGAAAGAGATTCAATCAGGAAGTGATAAGGGAAAACAAATGATGGTAAACTTAGCTGAGAAAATTAAGGATGAGATTCAACAAGATGAATATGAGGATGCAACAGGTGAATATCGAGATGATGGAGACGATGGAGTTGATGTGTTACCCGACCCAACAGGAGAAGACGACATAGACATTAATGATTTATTCCCACCTGGTAGTGGGTCCACAAAACAAGAAATGGATATCGACACACTTTTAGATAAAATATCAGACAGTGGTATGGAATCTTTAACTCCTGAAGAAATGCAATTCTTAAAAGATCAATAGACCATTTATAAGTGTTCCTAAGTCCTTTATATTTATAGTATATGGGCGAAAAAATGAAAAATAAAAAATTAGAAACTTTAATGCTTTGGGCTAAGTGTAAATCTGACCCAGCATATTTTATTGCAAATTATCTTGAAACTTTTGACAAAACCAAACAAACTTATGTAAAGTTTGAACCTTTCCCTAAACAATTAGAAGCCATACAATCGTTTAAGGATCATCGTTATAATATTGTGTTAAAATATAGACAAGCCGGTATATCTACCTTAACCGCTGCTTATATTACCTGGTTAGTGACTTTTGCACATGCGGATAATCCAGAAAAGGTTCTAATATTAGCCAATAAAAGAGAAACAGCAATGGAATTCCTAAATAAAGCCAAGGTATTTCATTCTCAGTTACCTAAGTGGGTTTCAGTTGATATCGGAGATACGAACTCTAAACAACACGTAAGATTCACCAATGGTTGTGAAATTAAGGCCGTGGCAACTTCCGCAGATGCTTTAAGGGGTTATACACCATCTTTGTTAATTTTAGATGAGGCTGCCTTTATTGAAGGAGGTCAAGATGTTTGGGCGGCTTGTCAAGCTTCACTGTCAACAGGGGGAGATGCGATTTTAGTATCGACACCAAACGGATATGATCCAATATACCACACCACATATGACGGTGCTAAGAAATCAGAAAATGATTTTAAGATTGTTGAAATGCGTTGGTATGAAGACCCTAGGTTTAATAAAGATTTGAAGTGGGAAAAGGAAGGTGAGGAGACCATACCTGACGAAAGTCAAGATTTTGGGAAATATGCGAATTATATAAGGGACGGTTTTAATCCCACAGCTCCATGGTACCTGGAAATGATAAGACAGATGAATGGTAACATGAGGTTGGTAAATCAAGAGATAAATTGCGATTTTCTTGGTTCGGGTGAGACAGTTATTGACAAGGAATGGATACAACAACAAGAAAAAGAAAACAAAAGAGACCCTATAAGAAAAGAGGGGTACCAAAGAGAATTATGGATATGGAAAGACCCGGAACCAGGAAAAAAATATGTAATGGGTGTTGATGTATCAACGGGACAATCTGATGATTTTAGTGCCTTTAGTATAATATGTTTAGATAGTGACGAAGGAGAAGAACAAGTTGCGGAGTATTATGGAAAAATGCCACCTGATGAATTAGCAAATTACGTTTGGCAGGTAGGGAACAGATACAACGCCTATGTGGTCATAGATATTACAGGGGGTGTTGGGTTACCCACATCACTAAAACTAAAAGAAATGGGATATTCACAACTTCATTATCCAAATGGGGACAAGAATAAAAACCCAGGTTTTAATATTGACTCCAACAGAAGAATTGTTGTTAGTGAACTAGAAGAATCAATAAGAACAAATAGAGTAAAGATAAGATCAGAAAGAACTATAGCGGAAATGACTACTTTTGTTTTTAGAAATGGGAGACCAGACCATATGGTTGGATATCATGATGATCTTTTATGGGGACTAGCCATGGCACTTTACGTCTCTAACACAACCTTCAAGGAGATAGAAAGAAATAAAAACCATTCTGCGGCGATGATTGATAGTTGGATGACTACACAAAACGAAAACCCACAAATCAATTCTATTAAACCACCACAGGAAAAAGAAGCGATGAAACAGTCATTTAATAATCCAAATCCAAACACACCCCAAAGGAATATACCGGACCCGATGAGCCCCTTTGGTCCTATGAATCAACCAGCCGGTCATATGTACAGAGAATATGGTTGGTTATTTGGAGGAATGATGGGAAGAAGACGTAATTAGGGTTTATCTTGTAAACTTTTTAGTTTATCATTATCTATAACTATTTATAATAAAATAAGATAAATTAATGGCCGATAAAAATTTAACAATATATCAGAGATTACAACAAGTGTTTGGCGCGGGTGCCATGAGGAGAGATGTACCCACTTATAATGTTGACCCTAGTAAAATCATATTAAAAACACCTTCTAAATCTGAGTTTGAACAAGAAAAACTACAATCTCAACAAACTGCTTTCTTAAAAAACCAGTGGAATAAAGTAGATAGTGAACTCTACAACCAAGCAATATACTATGAAACTACTCGTTTAGCTTCGTTTTATGACTTTGAGTCTATGGAGTTTACTCCTGAAATAGCAGCAGCATTAGATATTTATGCAGAAGAAAGTTGTACACCAGATGAGAGTGGTACTCTTTTAACAGTAGAATCAGATTCTAGTAGGATAAAAGATATTCTTGATAATCTTTTTCATAAGATTTTAGATTTACACGCGGTATTACCAGCGTGGACTAGAAACACCTGTAAATATGGTGATAATTTTGTATATCTAAAAATTGACCCTAAACAAGGAATTATCGGGGCATCCCAACTACCAAACATTGAGATTGAAAGAAAGGACGAAAGTAGTTACTTGACTTCACGTAAAGCTGGTAGTTACGGTGTTGAGGGTGAGGAAGAAAAGGATAAAAACATTAAGTTTGAATGGAGAAATAAGTCTATTTCATTTAATGCTTGGGAGGTGGCTCATTTTAGATTATTAGGGGATGATAGAAGATTACCGTATGGTACATCTTTATTAGAAAAAGTAAGAAGAATCTGGAAACAGTTATTATTATCGGAAGATGCTATGATGATTTATCGTGTTACTAGAGCACCAGAGAGAAGAGTATTTAAGATTAATGTCGGTAACATTGATGATCAGGATGTGCAAGCTTATGTACAAAAAATAGCTAACAATTTCAAAAGGACTCATGCGGTTGATAACAGTACGGGACAAGTAGATTTAAGGTACAACGCCTTAGCGGTAGACCAAGACTTTTTTGTACCTGTACGTAATGATGGAGCTGCGAATCCAATAGAAACTTTACCTGGTGCTGGTAATCTAGACCAGATTGCAGATATTGAGTACATACAGAAAAAAATGTTATCAGCTTTAAGAATTCCTAAACCATTTTTAGGTTTTGATGAACCAGCAGGGGAAGGAAAAAATTTAGCTCTTCAGGATATTCGTTTTGCTAGAACAATTAATAGAGTTCAACAATCAATGGTACAAGAACTTAATAAGATAGCAATAATACATCTTTACATTTTAGGCTTTGAAGATGAATTAGAGAATTTTACATTAAGGTTACAAAATCCATCAACACAAGCAGAGATGTTAAAAATAGAACAATTCCAATCAAAAGTGGCTTTATACAGAGATTCAGTATCTGACGCTGGTAATGGTTTTGGGGCAACTTCTATGACTTGGGCAAAGAAAAATATATTAGGTTTTAGTGATGATGATATTCTTCTAGACTTAGAAAGACAAAGAATGGAAAAAGCAGCTGCCGCCGAAATGGAGAATACTTCAGAAATTATAAAAAGTACCGGAGTTTTTGATAAGGTTGATAAACTTTATGGTGTTCCGGCAGATGGAGAAGATTTACCTAGTGGGGAAGAAGAAGGAGGAGACGATATGATGACAACACCACCAACCTCAACACCACCTTCTGGCGGAGACGAGGAAGTACCAGATGAACTTATGGAAGACGGTACAACAAATTATAGAAAACTAGTAAATAGTGTTGATTTGGACACTCAAAAAAAACCATCAAATAGAAAAAGTAACCTAATTCAAGAAGAACTAGAGTATCTAAAAGAAAATTTAGATAAACTTTTGGAATAGTTTTATATTTATTATAAAACGTACCGTATGAAAAATTTTGGAGATTTACTCGATTCAATATACTTTGTTGCATCTAAAAAATATTCTAACGACAAAAAGGATTGTGGAACAATCCTAAAAGAGTGTATTAGAATAGTTAAAACTGATAATATTCTATCAGACCAATTTACAATATTTAATAACTTAAAAGAATCAGTCTTAACAGAAAAGGAAATCAATAACTATATTGATTGTAATATTAATGCGTTAAAAAAATATAAAGTAAGTCAGATTTTCGAATCTAATAGGAAGTTAGAGGAGTTACTTTCGTCTATCGGAGGAAAATTAAAAACTAGTATCATTAACGAATCAATTTCAAATCTATGTTTTTTAATGAATACGGCAAAAAATGTTAACTCTTTATATGAGTCTAGAAAACTAATTAAAGAAACTTTGGGTAAAAACGAAAATAAGGAAAGTAAAGACCTACCTTCAGTACCAATTGCTTTAGTTAGTAAGATAGTCAGTAAAAAATATAACAAAAAATATAATGATTTAAGTGAATCAGATAAGAAATTATTAAAGGTAATTCTAGAATATAAAGATTCTAAAGAAAAACTTTTTAATGAATACAAAAACAAAGCAACTGATTTATTATCTACTAACATAGTAGAAAATGACGACCCAAACCTACACACTAATCTAAAGATGAGTTATAAAAAAGTAACAGGAATGGAGTTTATTAATGAAAATGTAGTAAATGATATTAGTAAACTACATTATTTAATTGAAGGGTTAGGGTAAAATGGCTAGATTAACAAACGAAAATCTACATAGTGAAATTAAATTGGTGACGAATGATATGACTTACCTAAAAGATGGGCAAGCAAAAATGCAGGAAGATATCACTATGATTAAAAAGGTTCTACTAAATCCAGACAATGGTACAGTAGCACGAGTAAATAAAAATACACACTTTAGAAAACAGACATCTAAAATATTATGGTCATTATGGATAGCCGTATTGGGTATAATAGGGAAACTGGTATTCTGGAGTTAAAAAAAAATTAAAATTATGAATTTTTTCACAAACATGTTAAGCGGAGGTAGTAAAGTATCAAGTAAGAGATTTGTTACATTTATCTGTTTATTATTTATGTTAATCGGGTATGTTTCCAATTTATTTTGGGATTTTACCGTCGATGAAAACATATTCAATTCATTACAATGGATTGTAATGGCCGGTCTTGGATTTACCGCAGCGGAGGGATTTTCTCCTGGTGCCGCTCCAGTAGAAGAACCAGAACCAACTAAAACAACTGTGACTCATGAATATGAGCATGGTGATGAGGACATATAAAAAAAATTAAAAACTATGGGAAGATCAAAATATAACAAAAGAAGTCACATCGAAAAATCTAACATGCTTTTTGAAAGTAGGAACAGTAGATTAATGGAACAAAATGTATCGTGGGGTGTTGCTACATCTCAGAATGATTGTGCTAGAATAACCGGAATTAAATGTGACGAAGCGACAGATGCAAATCCAAATGTTTGGACCTGGCCTTGTGCTTTAATAGACGGAATTCTACCAACTCAAAATGATATAAATAAAACAATACACAATGACGGCAGTACCCAAACAAAATTCATAGTACAATCTGTAGTACCAGTAGAACTAAGTTACCTCGATTTTGGACCAAATGCCACAATAACCAATACAATAACAACACAATGTGACGGCGTTATACCCCCTGATCCAACATCTGGGACAACAACGACTTTCGGTCCTTGTTATGGTTGTGATAACGGCCAAATAGTAACAGATGGAGGGGCTGTTGGAAACTTTACTAATTCTAATTCACTTGGTGTGTGTGGAACCATAAATGGTGTAACTTATTATGATAACCAAAATGACCCAGCTTTATCTGATTGTACTGGTAATTCTGTATCTGCTACAGGAACAACTTCTGGATCAACATGTGATTTCTCATGGACTAGTTCTTGTGCACAAACACATATGCAAACTGGAGCAATGAATTCATGGTTAAATTGGTTAAGTTTAAGAGAAAATGGATTTAACCAAGTTGGGTGTCAACATTTACAAAATGTTGTTAACTGGACTACGGATCAACTTAACGGAGGTGTAGTAGGACCTAACCAACCAAATGCGGGAGCTCCTTTAACAGCCATAGCAATTGCAAGAAAAACAGAAAAAAGAGCATGGGCTCAATGTCAAGCAGCAGAATGTGGATGTGACCCTCTTAACGTACCACCATTAACTGGAGGGCCAACCCCACCTGATGTTGATCCTGATTTAATCGATCCTGAAGGACCTTGTGCAGAATTTATGGGATTAGACCCAAACGCACAAGCGGCAACCTGTAAGGCTTTCTTTAACTTAAGTAGTCCTAGTGATGACCCTAATTTAGCTCAATGGACGAATAACGGTGAATGTTGTCCAGAACGACCAGGAGACTCGGGAACAGGAGAAGTAGGAGGTGATAGACGAACTAACTGTAGAGAAACTGGTAAACCTGAGGTTGGGTGTTACGCTTGTAAGGCTGACCCATCTAAACCATACCCAGACGGAGAGTTTAGTCAAGAACACAAATGTATGGAAATAACGACACAAAGACTTCCACTAGTTATACAATATGGATTACGTCCTTATGATACAATGGAAGAATGTATGGAGTTTTCTTACTGTGGGAAAGGTAGACCAAAAGATACTGAGAAACCACAAACTGGGGGACCAACTCCTGGACCAGGAAAAGACCCTGTTAAACCAATGAAAAAAGATCCTGAACGACCTAAACTTAACGAGGAAATTAATAGGATGAAAAAACTTTGGAATCATAAGTAATAAACCTTAGAAAAACCCCTTAATCGGGGTTTTTTTATTTAATTATATTTCGTAATATTAAGTATTAATAACACTTGAAGAAAAGAACATGAAAAATGAAATTAGGGAAAGAATTATCACTGAATACGGAAAAACCATTCAAAATACACATAGGAACTGTAAACAATAAACAACCTAGAACACTATATGTGGTTTTATCAAGTTGGGTCGAACCACTCTACGAGTCAGAAAACTACCAACCAAAATTAAATAAAATAACAAAGAATATCAAAAGATTTTTAAGTGAGACAATTTCTTCAGAAAGTTTTAATAATAAAAGAATTATAGTAGATTTTGATTTAAGGTCATCTGGTATAAGCACAAAAAAGAAATCTTTTATGTCCTGTGAGATAACCCTATTTCAAAAAGAACTAAGAAAAATTAACAACCCTTCTGTAATAATGGAACTACAATGGTTATCTAATAAACTCATAACTGATGTGTTTGAAACAGATGGAGGATTTGACTATAATCTAAATAAATAAGATAAACTAATTTTTATATATTAAAAAACCCGTCGTTTGATGGGTTTTATTTTTCCTACTCATATTTATTATAAAATAATATTTATTAATATGGAACTTAAATTATTAAAAGAAGGGGAGACTGGTTACGGACTATTAGTAGAAAAGGATTCTGGTTATATTTCACCGCAAAGTACGGAGAATAAAAAAATTATAAAAGAAATGAAGGAGGTAGGGACTAGTTATGGTCCTATACAAATGGTTGCTGTTTTGCAAAAATGTGGAGTAGAAAATAGAAATGGTAGGGTTTACCCAGAAAATATCTTACGAACAGAGGTTGAAAAACACCAAGACGTTATTAAAAACGGTAGAGCTATTTCAGAACTTAACCACCCAGATTCATCTATAATTGATCTTGAAAGAACGTCACATAAACTTGATGAGACTTGGTGGGATGGAAATACCCTAATGGGCAAATTAACATTAATCACATCCCCAGCTTACGAAAATAATGGAACAGCAACAACCCCAGGAGACTTAGCGGCAAACCTACTAAGACACGGAGTACAATTAGGGATATCCTCAAGAGGTGTTGGATCTCTATCAAATGAAGGTGGGCAAAATATGGTACAAGACGATTTTGAATTGATTTGTTTTGATTTAGTATCATCCCCGTCAACTCCAGGGGCTTATCTATTCAATCAAGTTGAAGAAGCAAAACCTTATGTTGAATCGACAAAACCAAAAAAGATTATGGAATCAAAGATAAATAACACAATTAAAAATTTCTTAAAAGATTAAAATATGAGTAATAGAGTAAGAAAGTCCAAGTATGACCAGATAATGAGATTAAATAAAGGTCTTCTAAATGAAAACGTACCACTAACTTCAAAATGTCCCTCAGGTTGTTATTGTAATGGTAGTGATTGCGTAAAGATGGTAATTACCTCGGGTGGTGGGACATCGAATAAGCCAACCACAAAATCATGTGGTAAAAAATGTACAAAAAATAACCCAAACTTAACCCAAGAACCAACTACTGACAGAAGAAGAACAAAAAGTTCATCTATGATACCAAAATGTTTCAAAGTAGACGCAGGGGGGTGTTTAGAGTGTCCATCAGAAGAATGTAATAAGTCAACAACTCCATGTATATACCCAACTAAACAAAATTGTGAAGAAGATAATGGTTTTGTAGGACCTTTATACACTGAAAACTTAAAAGAAGATTGTGGATGTGGAGAGTCTAAAGAAACAAGCGAAGATTCATATATGGCGGCGTCCCAATTACATAGTATTTCTAATAAATCAGAAGACATGTATAATAAATTAGAAAAAGATGAAGTTTTAGATGATTGGGTTGAAAGTCATTTAGCGAAAATTGACCAGATGATGGATAGTGTAAGTGATTCATTTAACCATGACCAATATAAACATGTTGGAGATATGGAGGTTGATGTTGTATCATTAAATGAACAAGAAATCCCTGGGATGGTACGTGCTGATTCGGAGGCGACAAATGATATAGAAGACACAAAGGAACCTGTTAAAAAAATTAAACCTAGTGAAGATAAAGAAGTGGATGTAAAGACCTTAATTAAGAAGTATGAACCACAAGGTAAAAAAACTGAACCACCAACGCACCCATCTGTTATCCTTGGGGATAGTGAGGGAGTAATAAAAGAACAAGTCGCAGGGTGTACAGCATCAACAAATCCAAATGCTAGGAAAGTATATTTTTGGTGGGTTAATGCAGGTATAATGCCACCAGGCCCAAATGGAATTTGGCCAGGATGTCCTCCCCCGTGTAATCAATTACCCGCTTGCCAACCTCCTGTTGGGTGTAACTGGTCTTATGGTCAACCAATGCCTATAACTGCAGGTAACCCACCTAGTTGTATATGGCAAGGTACATGGCTGAAAGCAGTAACAGTAAATGGACAAGCTCCTCAACCAGGAGATATAATAGATTGGACCACTGGTATTAAACAATGTAGTGGAACTGCATTAAATTTATCTAATACAACAGGTAATTTAATTGGAGTTTATGCTGCGGTTCAACCTAATTTCCCTACTGCAGAAGTAATAGATTTTGGTGGTGGGGCACCTCCAACATCAGGATGTGATCCATCAGCATGGTCAAATCATGCAAATTGGACGTCAACTTTTACAAACACAGTAGCTAATCATAATAACCCTTGCAATTTCTTAAATAATAAGATAGCACAATTTACAAATCAAATACCAAATGTGGGACCAGTGTGGGCAAATCAATTACAATGTAAATTAGATTTATGTAACCAATTACACTCATCAAATAACTGCTAAAATAATATGAAAATATGAAAAGAAAATTAAAAACACTAACAGAACAATTTACAGACGCTAGAACTAACTATGATAGAATACTTGGTAGAAGTGATAAACAATTAATGAATGAACAATCTAATCCTCCAGGTCAAATGGGATTACCAATCACGTCAAAATCGTGTAATGCTAGTGGAGGTGGAGGAAGTTCACACAGAATAATAGTGGACGATAATGGAACTTTAAGAGATCCTGCAGTAGGAGATGTATTTTGTGCGGGGGCTAATCCAAACTCAAATAATTGGTCTTATTTCCAACAATATGGATGTACATCAGAAATTACATCTTTATTAAACCAATGTGATGGTTGTGATTGGGCAAATGGGGCTCCATATGTACCTGGACCCGGTGGATGTGGTTCAAAATGTCATAAAACTCCAAGAACATATACATTATTAAGTGGTGGATGTGCTGACCCTAGCTGTTGTAGTGGGAATTGTATAGATTGTACAACAACAACCACTCCTGGTGGTACAGGTTGTCCTGGATGGTCAAATTACAGTAATTGGGAAAGTACCTTTACAAGTTTACCTAATTTTAGTTCATCAAACCCTAACCAACCTTGTCAGTTCCTTTGTCAAAAAGACACACAATGGTCTAATCAAATTCAAAATGTAGGACCACAATGGGCAGCTCAGTTACAATGTAAATTAGATAAAGTTCAAGATTTAATGAATACTCATAATTGTGCATCATCAAATGCGCCAGCTTGTTAATATGAATTTAAGGAAAAACATAAAAAGAAAGTTAGGGTTATTATCTGAGCAACCTGATGATAGACCAGATAACTGGAGACAGTTACCAGGGTATAATCCAGATGGTTTTTATGGTGATGGTTCATTAGATAAACTTAGAAACTTCGCTCGAGATAATGAGGAAGATGAAGAGGAAGAGGAATCTAGACTACCAGAACAATATTACGACCCAAATTACGACTTAGATGAAGTAGACCTAGATGAAATATTTGATGAAACCCAAAGAGGGGATAGAGTTAGATATTTTGTAGACGTTTATTATGATGCGATGTTACCTAGTTCTGGAGACCCAGAAAAAGATAAGATTTTAGCAGAAAAGATGGCTCGAGCGGATATGATGAATCTTAAAAATCGAGAGTATATTATAGGACCCGTTGAGTTACGTGGATATTACCGTTAAAATTAACTGACATAATTTCAGTTTGATATGGCTTTTTTACATTATGAGCCATATTTATTAGAAAACTCCCCAAGGAGTTCTTTGCGCTTTTGCGTATATTAATAATAAGATTAAAAAGTAAACTATCAAATGGCAAAAAAATCTTTAGTAGAAGAAGCTCTTCTTGAGGCGAAAGCAATCGAGGAATCAGTAAAGAAGAGTGCAAAAGAAATACTTCCTTCGGTTTTGAAGAAAGAAATTAACGAACTAGTAAAAGAATCTCTCAGCGAAGTTGATGAGATTGATATGGATTCAGAAGAATTGTTAGATGTTATGGGCGACGACATGGATATGGACATGGACATGGATATGGACATGGATATGGATATGGGCGACGATGCTGTAGAGTTAGACCTTACAGCTTCATCAGATGATGAGGTAATGAAAGTGTTTAAGAAAATGGGACCAGAAGACGAAATCGAGGTTGTAAAAACTGGAGATGGAGTAACCCTTACAGACGGTAACGAGGAGTACGAAATAAAAAATGTTTCAGAAGGACATCATAAAAAAGATGAAACTATGTACGAAATCGAATTAGATGACGACATGATGGAAATGATGGATGACGACATGATGGAAGAAGGTGGATCAAAAATGGGAGACCAATCAAAAACTCGTAGTGATTATAAAAACTACAAAGGGACTGATAAAGGATACCACGGCAAAACTGGAAGTTCACATGGTGACCAATCAACAAAAGACGATTACATGAATGAAATGGATGACATGGACGAAATGGAAGACATGGATGAAATGTATAGTAAAAAACGTCAGATGGAAATGAAAGACGACACAATGTATGAAATTGAGTTGGATGACTTCGAAGAGGAAATCGACGAAAACATGCAAAGAACTTTTCAAAGTGGAAGACGTGGTTCTTCAGGTCAAAGAAAAGGTCTTAACAAACCAGTTGCTATTCCAAATAAGGATCTAGCTAAAAAGAGCGGGATTAAGGAATCAAGAAAACGTCAAGTACCATCAAGAATCATAAAAGAGAACAAACAGTTAAAAACTGCGGTTACTACTTATGGTAGTGAAGTTAAAAAACTTAAATCAAAAAATGAGGAGTATAAAAAAGCTCTTTCATTATTTAGAGAAAAGTTAAATGAAGTGGCAGTGTTCAATTCAAATTTAGCTTACACAACAAAATTGTTTACTGAGCATTCTACAACGAAAAAAGAAAAATTAAACATTCTTTCTCGTTTTGATGAGGTTAACTCATTAAAAGAATCAAAATCTTTATACAAAAAATTATCAGGAGAAATGGTTACGAAGTCACCAATTCAAGAAGCTATGGTAAGTAAAGGAGGAACTAAAGTTATAACAGAAGAATCAACAATAACAAACACTAAGAATAGTGTTATTAGAGAAAACAAGGTATACCAAGACCCTCAAATGACGAGAATGGTAGATCTTATGAATAAAATAAAATAACAAACATTAAAAAATAAATTAAAAATGGGACATTTATTAAACTCAGGACAAGTTGGAAACATTGGAACTAATTCAATGAAACTTATCCGTGAAGACGTAATTAACAAATGGGACAAACTAGGATTCCTAGATGGCCTTAATGGTTATAGTAAAGACAACGTTGCTCAATTATTTGAGAATCAAGCATCTTACTTAATCAATGAACAAACAACAGCGACTGACTCAGGTTCATTCGAGACTGTTGTATTTCCAATCGTAAGGAGAGTATTCTCTAAACTTTTGGCTAACGATATTGTATCAGTACAAGCATTAAATTTACCAATTGGTAAATTATTCTACTTTGTACCAGAAGTATCTTCTAACAGACCTGGATTTAACGCGGCGAATGGTGGATTTAACGCTTCTACTCCTTCAGGTGTAGATTTATATGACCAATTCTATGAAAATGACGCTTCTCCAGCGAGAGGATTATTTGACGCATCAAGAGGTCGTAGAACTACTGCTATTGTAACAGTTACTCCAGGAGCACTTACTACTGTTGCTAGTGTTGCGGCTCCAGCAATTGGGACGTTCTCAGCGGCTACAACTAATTTACCACTTTGGGTACCAGCTAACAGATACATTACTGGAATGATTTCAACATCTTTCTTATCTAGTACTGGAACATTAGTAGGTCCTGATGGACAATTAGCTGATACTGAAGCTTTCTTAGCGGGATTAACAGTATATTTATCAGGTTCAACTGTACAAAGTAGAGTTACTCCTACTTCAGTTTCTTGTAACACATCTGCTGACACATTCTCAACAGTTGCTATGAGATCAGAAAATGCTGGTCAAGATTACGTTGCAGTGCA